ATTGACTTCGATATAAAAAGAGACGGTATTAAGTTTTACGCATACTGCAAAAAATGTAACTATCAGGCATATGCACAAGGATCGAACACAGTTAATGCAATCGAAAAAATAAACGATAGATTGTCGGTGAAGCTATGAAAATAACATTTGAAGAATACGCAGAACTACACGCAAAATACCTGCATGATGCAGAAATGACCGAGAATCAAGCAAAATTCAAAGCATATGATGATATGTGCCATAAATATGGTAAAGAGAATGTTGATAAAATGCTGGAAAAGGAGCTAGATAGTGGACTATAAAGAGTTTTTAGAGAGAAAGACTATTGAAGATAAACCTACAGGACTAACAAGCATACCTGAATTAAACCCTATGCTTTTTGATTTTCAGAAAGACATAACAAAATGGGCCTTAAAAAGAGGCAGGGCTTGTATTTTTGCAGATTGTGGAATGGGGAAAACTCCAATGCAATTAGAGTGGGCCCATCATATACCTGGTAATGTTCTCATTGTTGCCCCATTAGCCGTAGCCGATCAGACAATTAGAGAATCTATGAAATTTCATGAAGATGAGATTATATATTCTGAATATGGAGAGGTTCCTAGTCGTGTGTCAATTACTAATTATGAGAGGTTAGAGCATTTTGACCCTGCAAATTATACAGGCATTGTGCTTGATGAATCATCTATTTTGAAGAGCTACACAGGAAAGATAAGAAATGAAATAATTGAGAGATTTTCTGTAATTCCTTATAGATTAGCTGCAACCGCAACACCTGCACCGAATGACTTTATGGAGCTTGGCAATCATGCTGAGTTTGTAGGTGCAATGAGTAGAGTTGAAATGTTGTCTATGTTTTTTGTTCATGATGGTGGTGAGACACAAAAATGGAGATTGAAAGGGCATGCAGAGAAAGAGTTTTGGAGATGGGTAGCATCATGGGCTGTTATGATTAGAAAACCATCTGATCTTGGTTATGATGATGGTGAATTTAAGTTACCACCACTAGAAATAGAACAGATAACCGTTGAGACTGATAAAGTCGAGGATGGTTTCTTATTTCCAGTTGAAGCTCAGACATTACAAGAAAGGCAATCAGCGAGAAGGGCTACGATAGAAGATCGTGTAAATAAAGCTGCATCATTGATAAACAATAGTAACGATCAGTGGCTTGTGTGGTGTGATAGAAACGATGAGGCCGACATGATAAAGAAAAAAATATCTGATTGTGTAGAGGTTAGGGGCTCGGATAATTCAGACAAGAAAAAGAAATCTGCTATTGATTTTGCTAATGGTAATATTCGAGTTTTGGCATCAAAGCCGTCTATGTTTGGATATGGCCTTAACTTTCAGTCATGTCATAATGTTGCATTTGTTGGATTATCAGACTCATACGAGCAATATTATCAAGCTGTAAGGAGGTGCTGGAGATTTGGACAAAAAAACAAAGTGAGTGTAAAAATAATTACATCAGAATTAGAGGGGGCTGTGGTGAAAAATATTGAACGAAAAGAAAATGACGCAAGGGTAATGGCCGAGAATATGGTTGACAATATGCATGAAATAAATGAGAAGAATATAAAAGGAATATCAAGAACGAGTGATAATTATAAGACTGATCATAAATCTGGTAATGGTTGGGATGTATACCTTATGGATACTGTAGAAATGCATAGAAATCTTGATGATGATTCTATCGATTACCAGATATTCTCTCCGCCATTTTCATCACTTTATACATATTCTGCAAGTAATCGTGATATGGGAAACTGTAAAAATACAACTGAGTTTTATGAACATTATAAATATCTTGTAAGAGAACAATTTAGAGTTATGAGACCTGGTAGATTAGTTTCTTTTCACTGCATGAATTTACCAACAAGTAAATCACATCATGGATATATTGGTATTCAAGATTTTCGTGGTGATCTTATAAGGATGTATGAGGAAGCAGGTTTTATATACCATTCAGAAGTTGTGATATGGAAAGATCCTGTAACTGCTATGCAAAGAACCAAGGCTCTTGGGTTACTTCATAAGCAAATAGTCAAAGACTCCGCAATGAGTAGGCAAGGAATACCGGATTATCTTGTGACTATGAGAAAACCTGGAGAAAATACAAAACTCATAAGTGGTGAATTTGATCATTATGTTGGAGAAGATAAGGATGAGGTCGGGAAAGGTCGGTTTTCTATTGATGTTTGGCAGCGTTATGCTTCTCCTGTTTGGATGGATATAAATCCTAGCAATACATTGCAAAGAAAATCAGCAAGAGACGATAAAGATGAAAGGCATATAGCACCTCTACAACTTGATGTTATTCATAGGGCTTTGCAACTATGGTCATTACCAGGTGATTTAGTATGCTCACCGTTTACAGGAATAGGATCAGAAGGCTATGAATCAATCAAAATGGGCCGTAGGTTCGTTGGTGCTGAGCTAAAAGAAAGTTATTTTAATCAGGCTGTCAAAAATTTACAACAAGCAGAAAAAGAACTTAATGAGAATATGTTGTTTGATAACCTTGAGGTATCAGAAAATACATGGTAATATGATAGTAGAAATTGACTGAGTAAATATAGGGGTTTATTCAGCCAATTGGCTATTCAAGACCTGATTGGTGCCCTATCGCCGTCAGGTCTTTTTTTGTTTGGTTTTGTTATAGATAATAATAGGTATAATAAAATATGACTAATTTTAGAGTTGAACAGATACCATCTTTCGAAACATATGAATGGCTTCTATATAAACATTATGCAAAAAGGATCCCATCAATAAGTTATGCTTTCGGGTTATATGACAATAAAAAGCTTATTGGGGTTTGTACGTTTGGGTCACCACCTAGTCAAGCATTATGTGTTGGGTTAATGGGTAAGGAATATAAAGACTATGTGATAGAGCTTAATAGGCTTTGTGTTGATAGTAACAAAAAAAATACAACATCTTGGTTTGTGTCCCATTGTCTTAAACTACTTCCTCAACCACTATGTGTTGTTTCTTATGCTGACACATCACAAGGGCATATCGGAAAAATATATCAGGCTTGCAATTTTATATATACTGGATTATCTGACAAGAGGAGTGAATGGAGAATGATTGGCAGCAACCTTCACTCTAAAACGGTAAGTGAAAAATATACATTAGAAGAACGTAAAAGTTCTGAAGATTTCTATATTACTGAGAGGCCAAGAAAACATAGATATATTTATTTTATTGGGAACAAGAACCAAATTAAAGATATGAAAAGCAATCTAAAGTATGATATTAAACCATACCCAAAAGGCGAAACAAGGAGATATGATGCAAGCTATAAGCCATTCACTCAAGGCTTATTATTTTAATTGATTGGAGTATAATTTATGGAAGAAAAGAAAGAGAAAACAAGGTATTGGTTAAAACTAGAAAAAAATTTTCTTGATAGTAAATACATTAAGATTATTAAGAATGTACCGAATGGAAAGGATTATATACTTTTCTATATTGCTCTCATGCTTGAAAGTGTAGATTCAGTAGGACATTTACGGTTTACTGATTTAGTACCATATAATGAGCAGATGCTTTCATCTTTGACAGATACAAACATTGATATTGTTAGAAGTGCAATGAAAATGTTTCAAGAGTTAGGGCTTATAACTGTTCTAGCTGATGGTACTATATTTTTGCCAGAGGTTCCAAAATTAACAGGTAAAGAGAGTGAATCAGCAGAGAGGGTCAGAAGGTTTAGAAAAAGAAAGGAACAAGAAGCGTTACAATGTAACACAAGTGTAACAACTAGTAACGACAATATAGATAAAGAGAAAGATAAACAGAGTACAGAGAACAAAGAAGAAATAGATGAATTTATAACCGCCTACAACAACATTTCATCACTTCCAAAAGCAATCAAACTTACTGAAACACGAAAAAAACACATACAGGCACGAATTAAAGAACATGGACTTGAAATATGTATTCAAGCACTTGATAAGATTAAGTCTTCTGACTTCCTTTTAGGCAAAAATAACCAAGGATGGAAGCCAAATTTAGATTGGATAGTAAATCAGTCAAACATGATTAAAATTCTTGAAGGTGCATACGACAATAAAAAAGGTGGCGGTGATAAAAAACGAGCTGCTACGATTTACGATGATGATTATTATGAGGGGAATGTATGAAAAAAACATGCGATAAACATGGAGAATATCAGGTTGAATATTGGACGGTTGGAGATCATAAAATTGAGTTAGCATGTCCTGTTTGCCGAGAAGAACAAGAAAGAAAAGAAGATGAAGAAATGAGACGTATTGAACTGAACAAGCAAAAAGAACAGTTTGAACGTTTTATGACTTCTGCGAATATACCTAAGCGATATTGGCATAAAGAGCTTGCGGACTTTATAACAGAAGATACTCACATGATGAAAGCAATTACCGGATATATCGACAATCAGGAACAAGTTTCACGACTTGGACGGTCAATAATCATGATTGGAAAACCAGGGACCGGAAAAACACATATCGCTTGCTGTATCCTCAAAAATTGGTACGGTCGCAAGTATTACGTCAATGCTAGAGCTTACACACGTGAAATTAAAGATACGTTTAACAGCAGTGAAAGCGAGAAAAAGGTAATCGACAGATATACAGGCTATGACCTTCTCGTGATAGACGAAATCGGCAAGCAGATGAATACAGACCATGAACGGTATGCGATGTTTGACCTGATAAATGAGCGATATAATCAGAACAAGCCGACAATCATAGCATCGAATTTGAACATAGCAGATTTGACTGAATTTCTTGGAAGCGAGGTAATCGACCGCTTTAACGAGAACGGCGGTATGAGGATATTTTTCAAAGGTGAATCAAAAAGGAGGTAATTTGATGAGAGACTATGAAGAACTGTTTGGAGCGTTGAAAGTGGCTATGATGGAAAAATTGAAAGAAAATGAGCATAAGCCGAGTTTTGACAATGCAACCGTGTATTATGCGACTGCGAGGATTAAGCAAGAACTTGAAGAACTTTTGAACGCAAAGACAATCGAAGAGGTTAGAAGAGAGTTCGCTGATATCGCAAATTTCTGCGGTATGGGTGTATTGGCGTGTGATAGAGAGCTCAAAGCAGGGGAGGAATAGTGATGGATGAGTACGAAAAAGCGGTATTATCGCTTATTGAAGAATATGGGATTGGTTTAACAGACAAAGAAGTGCTTATTCTTTCCATCATGCTTAAATGGAGTCTTATAAGTGACTTTGATAGATATTGGATTGGGTATGATGGAATGGAGGACGAGACAGGTATACAAGTAAAAGAGATTAAACAAATTATGAAGCATTTACGAGATAGAGGGGTTGTAGAACATTTACCGTGCGTAAATCATGAATTTGAAGTTTCAGGAAGTGGTAATTTTATCAATCGTGAATATTTTGATTTTTGCGAATCGGTCATGCTCAAAGCAAGGGAGGAAGTATGAGTAAGGCTAAACCATGCCCATTTTGTGGCAGTAAAGCAAAGGTTGAAAATATTGATGACGGTTTATTTATGGTCGTGTGCAGTAATGATGATTGTAATATGATAATAGCATCCTCAGAAAGGACAAGGGTTGATGCGGTTAAGGTCTGGAATAGTAGGGTTGTTGAACAGTCGCTATTAGACTTTCTAAAAGAATTTATAGTGATTGGAGATAGGCCGTATTATGGAGAATTTGCAAACTTAGTCAATAGGGCTGAGAAATTTATAAAGGAGTTAAACCAATGAGTAACCACACAAAAGAGCCGTGGAGAGTAGAAATCCAGTCAGTGTCACTGGGTAGGTATATGATAAGTGACGCAGAAGATAAAATTGTATTACAACTACTGCCGAAAAGTTTAGCCGAGCAAATCGTATCAGAACACAACGAGATAGCACAACTGAGGGCTGATAGGGCGGAGTTGTTGAAATTGGTTAACGAACTGTATGCACGTATCGACTGTTCAATGGAAAAGCATATCGAGTATGAAAACCGACTAAAAGAATTGGAGGCAGGGGAATGACATATGAAGAAAGAGAAGCGTTTGCTTCAAAGATAACTAAACGAGCCAAGAGTGCAGTATGTTCGCAGGAGAATTTTGAGAGATTGACAGAACTCATGAGACAAAAAGGTGTTAAGCACGAAGCCTTTGAGTTACTTGCAGATTTGAGACATTCTGAACAAATGGCAAAAGAAGAAGTTATGGCTATCAAATATTCAATTGTTGATACTCTTGAAGGATTTACCGATTTTGAAGGCTATTTACCATATGAGATGAACTATTTGCAAGTTATTAGAAAGATGAAATCTCTTCTTGAGTGGATACCTGTTGAGATAAAGTTGCCTGAGAATGGGCAGAATGTGTTCGCTCACTATAAAAACAGCTTCGGTAAAGACAGAATTATCAGAGCAAAATATCTAAGGAAGTATCAAGAAGAAGCAAGTGATGACGAACTAGACTTTGCAGAATATTCAGAAGAACACGATGAGAATTTCTGGCCAGAAGGATGGTATGAGCAGATAGATAATTGGGGTGATTATTCTGCCGTAGCTGTTGTAGAGGGTGAGATAGATTACTGGCTACCACTCCCACCACTGCCGGAGGATTTATGACAAGAAAATGCCCAATGTGTAATGGAAGTGGAGTGAGGCAAGAGGTAGTCATGTCATACGATGGTGAACGACCAGTAGACATCAAAGAGGTGACATGCTATCGCTGCCATGGTGTCGGATATGTGGTGAGGAATGATGAACAGAAAAGCGATAAGGAATAAATACAACGGCATGTGTGCTTACTGTGGTAAACCTATCAAGGGGAAGGGCGAGACTGACCACGTAAATCCGATATGGAGAGGGCGAGACGATGATGATTATGTGATAATCGTAGAGGGTGGGCGCAATATGCTGTGTAGGATTGGAGATATAAGGGGAGAGGACACAGAGGACAACAAGGTGCATACATGCAAGCGTTGCAATATGGCTAAGTCTACCATGACCGTTGAGCAGTTTAGGCAGGATATCCATGATACAGCCGATAAGCTGAGAAGCAAAAAGGCACAGTATAGGTTGATAGAGGATTATGGAGTCATAGAGAGGACAGGGAAGAGGGTGTCGTTTTACTTCGAGCAATTTGAGGATAGACCAGAGGTGAGGCCGTTACTAGGTAGAGAGCTAAGCGATGATGAAGTATATCTATTATGTAGGCTAGGTGAATGGAGGTCATACAACGAGCACGCCCAATATAGAATGGAGTATGACGAATACTACAGAGATGATGAGAGAGCACTGAGGATGTATAGAGAGAAAAAGGGCGATGATCTGATGAATGTTAGGTTCTTTTAGGGGAAAATGCGTTATATGAAAGCTGTGGGCGTCCATGTTAAATCCTCACCACTTTTTCTAACCTTTCTTGACACCCTGAACCTGACAGCATTGGATGTAAACTGTAAACCTTAGTTGTCAACCGTTGACATCCGTGTTATAGTTGACATAGACAAATCTAAAAGGAGAGATTATGACAAAATTAGAGAGACTTCAAGAAATCGAGCGACAAGCGGAAGAGTTGCGGAAAGAGATTGAGTTAGAGAGTGGTATTGATTGGATGCCGAAGGTAGGTGAAGGGTATTGGTTCATAAATGATTATGAGCATGTAGACTGTGAGAGAAACGATGGGCATTATGCTGACACAGCTAGGTTTAGAGCATTCAATTATTTTCAAACAAGAGAACAAGCCGAAAAAGCATCAAAGCTCAGGATACGTTCAAACGCTATCATTCGTGCATGTATACTCATTGACCCTGATTATGAACCTGATTGGAGTGATAAAGAAGCACGGAAATTTACAGTCTATTATTGTAACTTCCAAACTAAATGGAGGGTTACTGACTCCAGAACTGCTAATATTTTCGTAGCTTATGTCTCAACATACGAAAAAGCACAACAGGTCTGCGAACTTCTGACAAAGTGGGGTGTGAAATGAAAGAACGACCAATTATCATGAGCGCTGAATCAGTCAGTGCGATTCTTGACGGACGGAAGACACAAACAAGGAGAGCGGTGCTTCATGACATGCCTAAATATCGCATTGGAGATATTCTTTGGGTAAAAGAGACTTGGCACTATTGTCCGCATAAGGAAGAAGTTTTGTACAAGGCAACCGATG